CACGTCCTCAAAACCCAACTCAACCCAAGTCCTCGCCAGCGTCACCCTTACTTCATCACCAGTTTTGAAAAAGTCCCCGGCACCGTTGCCGGGCACGGGTTGCCGGATATCCTTGAAGACATCCAAGAAGTCGCCAACGCGACGCTGCGTGCTCTGGTCAACAACATGGGCATGTCTAGCGGACCCCAGGTCGTCATCAACGACGATTGTCTAAGCCCGACCGAGAACGCCGACCAACTCTACCCCTGGAAGCGCTGGCACGTCATCAACGACCCGCTGGCAAACACTCGTGAACCCATCACGTTTTTCCAGCCCGCCAGCAACGCGCAAGAACTGCTGACGATCTACCAGCAATTCACCAATATCGCCGACGATATCAGCGCGATCCCTCGCTACACGACGGGGGAAAGTTTAAGTGGTGGTGCCGGCAGGACTGCTTCTGGCTTATCGATGCTGATGAATAACGCATCGAAAATCCTCCAGACCGTTGCCTCCAACGTCGACATCGACGTGATGAAGGGGCTTCTTACTGCGGTCTACGACATGATCATGCTCACCGACGAGAGTGGCATGCTCTCGGGCGAAGAGCAGATTGTCGTCAGCGGCGTCAAAGTCGCAATCCAGAAAGAGACGGAACGTCAGAAGCAGCTCCAGTTCCTACAAATCACCGCAAACCCCATCGACGCGCCAATCCTCGGCAAGCCTGGACGCGCCAGGGTCCTTCGCTCGGTGGCGCAGAACCTCGGCATGCCGGACGATGTGGTGCCGGACGACCAGGAAATTGCCCAGCAGCTTAAAGCCGAGCAGGACCTCCAGAAGGCTCAGATCGCGGTGCAGGCGCACAGCGCTGCGATGCAGGGCCAGCTCGGCCGCCCAGCCCCGCCGGAGCAACAAGGCAGACCCGGCGGTGGTGGGGGAGGGCAGGGGGCATCCCCCGCCTCCCGCGCCCAAGGCGCCCAGGCGCCCGCCGCCACCCCGTCGCAGCACAGCGACATCGCGCCGCCGATGAACTCGTTTCAGCAAGGAACCCCGTACAATGGCTGACGCACAACGACAGGAATACGGCAGCAAGACCGGTGCCGAGGGCGACGACAAGCTTCAGGCGACGAGCACTCCGCCGATGATCAAGGGCGGCGGCTCCGGCGATGGTAGCGGCCCTACCGGTAGCTCGCGCAGCTATCCCAAAGGGTCGCGGCTGTCGCTGAGCGCCGACTTTAACCCGATGAAGGTACCCGCGACGGATTACGGCGTCGGCGGCGTGTAAGGTAACTATAGGAGTAATAGGCAATGGCAAAGGCCTTTGTCTCTAGCACGGTGCCGGCGGCGACCCATAAGCCGCTGAAAACCGAGCACCTAGGCAACATCACCGGCCGCCGCGGCGCCGGGCTGACGACAGTTGGCGGCGGCGACCAGCTGGCGCACTCGCTTAGCCATTACGGCAAGGACGGCCCGCAGATCCTCGGCGATCCCTGGGGGGTTACCGGGCTGCCGCGCCCGAGTGTGTTCAGAGCGGGGCGCCGGTGAGCCTCAACCTCGGCACCGAAGGCGTCAACGCCTGCGCCAATCTGGCGAATGCGGCGGATTTTGTGATGTTCCGCGACGCCTTGCTTGAGCGTGCCCGCGACCAGATGAACCAAGCGCTCGATATCGAGCCCGCAAAGCGGGACGACGCCATCGGGTACGCGCGGGCCCTGCGGGATTTGTGGATCGCAATTGAAGCGGCGGCGACGGGGCAGCGGGCTAACGCTGTCAGAAAACCGGCGCCGCTGACGGTGGGCAACGGCAATGTCCGATAATACCCGAAACAACGACGAATACGCCTCTCCGGTGCCGCGCGCGGTGCGCGAGCAGGCGGAGCGTGCGGACCAGCTGGCACGCGAGCTGGGTGCAGCCAACGTGTCGGACGCCCCTGAGGGGGAGCGTGAGCAGGGTGGGGACGGGACGCCCCCGTCCCCACCGGAGCAGCAAGAACCGGATGATCAGCGCGCCCCGGTGCGCGAGCCCGAGGACGAGAGCTGGCGGCAGCGTTTCAACACCCTCCAGGGCAAATACGACGCCGAGGTGCCGCAGCTCTACGGTCAGATCCGTAACCTGACAAATCTCATCACCTCGATGCAGAACGCCCCGGCGCCTGCACCTCCGCCACCACCCCCTCCAGTCGCCCCCCAGATTACCGACGAAGACCGTGAGATGTGGGGGGATGATCTCCCACAGGCGGTGTCGCGCTGGGTGGGCAACGCTGCGAGCGAGGAAGTACGCCAGCTCAGGGCCGAGGTTGAGTATCTCAAGGGTGGTCAGCAGCGCCACGATGTGTCGCTGACCCAGCATTCGGTAATGTCGCAGCTGGATATGGACCCCGAGCTTGCCGGCCGGTGGCGCCAGCTCAACGACGATCCTCGTTATCTCCAATGGTTATCGGAGATGGACCAATTCTCGGCGCGGCCTCGACTCGAGCTGCTCCGTGAAGCCTACGCCCAGGGCGATGCAAACCGCACTGGACGTTTTTTCAAAACGTATCTCGCAGAGCATACCGCTCCGCCAGCTTCAAGAAGTCCGGCCCATACCATGCAGAATGGTTCTGCACCGGCGGGTCGGATGCGACTTGAAGAACTGGCTGCACCCGGCCGCCCAGCGGCTTCAGGTACAAACGGCGGCGCTTCCCCGGAGAGACGCATGTGGACAAACCGAGAAATCGGCGCGTTCTATCGGGATGTGCAGCGTGGTGTGTATCGAAGTCGACAAGCGGATAAAGACCGCATCGAGGCGGATATCCTAGCTGCTGCTTCCGAGGGACGCGTCTTCCAGTAAACGCGCTTCTGAGGGAGTTATGTTATGCCTGTTACCCAGGGCACCCCGTATTCGGGGTCGGCCGCTAGCCCTGCCTATTCGGGCGCAGCGGCAGGTGGCGTATTCGTTCCTGAAATCTGGTCGGGCAAGCTGATTGAGAAATTCTATTCAGCCACCGTCCTCTCTGCTATCTCCAACACCGACTACGAAGGGGAGATCCAGAACAAAGGCGATAAGGTAAAAATCCGTACCAAGCCGACGATCACCATCAAAGATTATCAGCTTGATATGGCGTTGACGGTCGACCGTCCCTCGTCTTCGACGGTCGAACTCACGATCGACTATGCCAAATATTTCAATTTGGTACTCGACGACGTGATGGAACGCCAAGCGGATATGAACCTGTTGTCGATGTGGGCCGATGACGCGAGCGAGCAGCTCAAGATTACCATCGATACAGGTGTCCTTGGTCTGATCGATGCCGGCATCGATGCCAACAACAAGGGAGCCACCGCGGGCCGGATTTCCGACTTCAACCTGGGTGCTGCCGGCGCGCCGGTCGCGTTGACCGCAACCAATATCCTCGACTCTATAGTGGATATGGGCACTGTGTTGGACGAACAGAACATCCCTGAGACGGGGAGGTGGCTGGTGGTCCCGCCGTGGGTCGCCGGCCTCGTCAAAAAGTCGGATCTGCGGAACGCGTCGATCTCCGGTGACGGCGTCTCTCTGATGAGAAACGGCCGGCTCGGGATGATCGATAGGTTTACGCTGTTCAGCTCCAACTTGCTCCCGACGGCGACCGAAGGCTCGGCCAGTGCGACCCGCATCTTTGGCGGGCACCCGCACGGGCTCACCTTTGCCAGTCAGATCAGCAAGGTGGAAACCCTGCGGTCGGAAAGCACCTTTGGTACCTTGCTCCGGGGATTGCAGGTGTACGGGGCGAAAGTGCTCGACGGCATCGCAATTACGGAGCTATATGCGGTGCGTGGGTAACTATAGGTTCTATAGGACCCTCTAGATGTTGATGACGCGGCCCACCATCGGTCGGATGCTGTTGGACGCCAGGGCGATCCTCAACGATGTCGTACCAATCACTGGATCGGTACGATATTCGGATGAGGATTTGATCCAGGCGTTCAACAGTGCCCTGTTGGAGGTTCGTGCGAAACGCCCTGATGCGTTTTTAAGTTTCGGCCCACTGTCGACACCGTCAGGACCTTCGCCAACGATGTGGCTACGCGACGCCATCCCGCAATTTGGGCCCGGCGACGAAAACCAGCTATTCCCACTCGATCAGATTTTCTACCCGCTGTGTATCAACTACATCGTTGGTAAGTCGGAATTGCGAGAAGATGAGTTTGCCGCGGAGGGTCGTGCCGTGGCGATGCTTAATAAATTTGTTACCGGCTTATTGACGGCTGCAAGCTGATGCTTAGCACCGAGAATACCGGCTCGCTGGACCGGCTGATCGACGGGCTCCTCGCCGAGCTGCCGGGTACGCTTGAGCCGATGGTGCGAGCCGCGATCTGGGATACGGTCGAGGATTTCTGTACGCGTTCGGGGTGTTTCCGCCGGGTAGTAGCGGTCGCGGTGGGCACCAGCGGCAGTACAACTACCGTAGTCTCGCCCGAGGGGGATGTTCAGCACCTCGTCGAGATCTACGGCATCGATCGCTACCGTATCGAACAGCCGGATAAGGTGATCTCGCTGGGTGCGAGTGCTAGCGGCACCGCCTTGGTGACGCTACGCCCGTCCAATCTCGACGCGGCCCCAGCCTTTATTTTTGAGACATGGTTCCGGGTGTTGCGGGTTGGCGCTTTGGCGCGGCTACTGTCCGAGCCGTCTAAACCCTACACAAACCTTGAGGTAGCTGGGCCGTATCTACAACTTTACGAGGCTGAGCTTGCACGCACGTTGCTTGAAGCGTCGCAGGTTGTTACCGCGGCAGTTGGCGAGCCGGACGGTTTGGACCGGCTCTATGCGAACATTTTTGCCGAAGCGCCGCTGGTGCCGCACACGCATATCCAAATGATGGCGTGGAACACCATCGAGGATTTTTGCGGGCGTTCTGGTTGGTATCGCAAGACGGTCGAGTGGTCGCTGCGGGACACCGATAGCCAAATTCAGCTGACTTCCCCCGACGGGTTGGTTAACGAAGTCGTTGAAGTCTACGGGCTGGAGCAATACCGGGTTGAGCAGCCCGACCGCTTAATCCCGCTGGAGCCAACCGAAGCCAGCGGTACCGCTTTGGTTACCTTGCAGCCGGCGAGCCTAGCGCAGGTGCCGGAGGTCTTGTTCCAGACTTGGCTTGAGACACTACGAAGCGGGATTTTGGCGAGGTTGCTGGCCGAAGCGGGTCAACCCTGGGCCAACCCCGAGCGCGCGGCCTTGTTTGCAGCGGCCTACGAAGCTGGGGTCGCGCTGGCTGGCGGCCAGAAGCCCCAGGTGGTTAGCTCGCAGGCGCTCAAGCCCGACAGTTTCGATCGCCTGTACTCGAATATCTACGCCGAGCTGCCCGACGTGCCGCACACTCAGGTGCAGTTGGCGCTGTGGAACACCTTGGAGGAGTTTTTTACCCAGAGCACAACCCGCCGGGAGCATGTGTTCTGGCAGATGGCGCCGGGGATCAGTTGGGTCGATTTCAACCCGTTCGACGGCGACTGGGATGTTGCCTGGATCTTGAACTATACCGGGTTATATTACGCTAGAATTGAACCGCCAGCAATATTACGTGATATAACCCCGCCGCCGGTAGATGCACGCCGCACCGGGCAAGCATGGCTGGCACTAAAGCCAAAAGATTTTCTGTCCGATGTTGGGTCTTTGGTATGGTCCCAGTGGTTTAATTACATTAAAGCCGGCACCTTGAACGGTCTTTATGGGCAGCCGGGTAAACCCTACAGTTCGCCGCAATTGGCGACGTTTTATGGTAGGCGTTTTCGTGCTGGGATTGTTCACGCACGCTCGTTTGCGGCGATGCAATACACCGATGGTTCGTCTTGGCGGTTCCCTTATTTTGCTGGGGGGAGGCGTAAAAGTTGAGCGGGCCAACAACATACCGAGTGTCTGAAAATGTTGGTATACTCGGTAACTCCCAAAAACAACGCATCGATGTGCGGAAGTATTATTTTGACTTCAAGCGTTGGTTGGATATTGGCGACACGATCTCGCGTCTGTCTAATTTTTCCGCCTTGCCGGCGCAGGGCGGCTGGGGCTGGCAGATCGATTACCCGTTTGCGATGGTGACCGAGGACGTATCGGATAGCTACCCGTTGCTTCTCAATGAAGCGGATATCCTGTCGGGTAAGATTGTGTCGTTGATGGTCACTTCTGGCACCCCTGGGATTTCCTATTTGGTGAGCTTTCTTGCGACCGCTGTTACTGGCCGGGCGAAGCAGATTGATCTCGTGGTCGAGGTAACCCCACCGCCGGTCACTACGCCTGCACCGGAGGTTCCTGATATGCCGCCTAGTCCACCAAATCTGATCATCTATGAGACGACTGTGATGCCGGCCGGCACGTCTGGGGTTATCTATGTGTCGAACGTCAGCGGCGGGCCGATCACGGTCACTCTGCCGCCCTCGCCAGTGCTGGGGCAGAACCTGTTGATCAAGGATATCTCAGGTACTGCCAGCGTGCACCCGATCACGGTTTCCGGCGGCACTTCGACC